TATAGTATTCAAGCAGACGCAGAGTATGCTTTTAAAAATACTACTCCCGAAGCCCTGCAAGGAATTGAAAAAACTTTTGGTAAATTGTTTGTAGTTGTTACATTACATACCTTTGATGTAAATCAAGCATTTTCAAACGAAGAAACAAAAATATTTGCAGAGCTACAAAGAAAAATAGCCATGCTGGCTAGCAGACCTTTAGTAGCAGCGTATATGAGAGATATGATCTCTTCTAATACTATGTTAGAAGACATTGAGCAAGCAATTGTAAGTATCTTAAAAACTGGCAAAACAAATCTTAAGCGACACGCCCCTAAAAAGGGCGGTACACCTAAGAAACAAGTTAATAAAAAACAAAGCTTACCTGCAAAACAAAAAATTACAGGTAAAACTAAAGCACCAAAAGAACTCGTTGACAACTCGGTAAATTTAATAAGTTTGCAAACTATTTTAAATTCACAGTTACAGGATGTTATTAGTGCTAATATGGGCGATGGCTCCAGTAAAAGCTTACTAAACTACAGAACAGGCAGATTTGCAAGTACTGCAGAAGTAAAACGTTTATCTATAAGTAGAGATGGTATGATAACCGCCTTTTATGATTATATGAAAAATCCTTACGGAACATTTAGTACTGGCGGCAAACAAGAAAATCCAAAATCTAGAGATCCTAAATTATTAATCTCTAGGTCAATAAGACAAATTGCTGCTCAAATAGTTGACAACAGATTAAGGGCGGTACTAGTATGAGTAGACGAATTAGTATTGTAAAAGCACTAGCAGAAAAATTAAAGACAATAAACGGAACTACTCCATATATTACAAATTTATTTGGTAATAGTTACGCAAAGCTAAAGTTTTGGGATGAAGTACAAGACTTTCCAGCTGTGTACATGAGCCCAGGTACTGAACTGCGAGAATACCATCCAGGTGACTTTACTTGGGGATATATTAATATTAGTATCAAAGCTTACGTTAAGGATCAAGACGATCCTCAATCTAAACTAGAAGAACTACTTTATGACTTAGAAACTTGCATCGATGCAAATCGTGTTTTAGTTTATAACCAAACTAGTAATCTGGCTACTACTGAAATTTTAGTTCAGAGTATTATGACCGACGAAGGGCTATTAATCCCTTATGGTGTTGGTGAGATAAATATACAGGTGCGGTACGCACTATCATAACGTTATATGGCACCAAAACAGATAAATGTCTTGTAGGTGTGCCTTACGTTAAAACTTAAAAAAAGGAATAACTATGGCAGTTAATTTAATTCGTAATAGTAGAGTCTTCTTTACTACAAACGTCGATAGTCAAGGCCGTGTTCGCGCCGGTACTTACAAAGACGAGGCACAACCGTTTGCCACAACTAATACATGGGAAATCCAAGTTCTGGAAGGTATGACTTTTAGTCAGAACACTACAGTTGACACTGTTACACTAAACGAAGCCGGTGCAACACCTGCTCGTGGTCAGCGTAGCTTTAATACTGCACTTGAGCCTTTGGACTTTACATTCTCAACCTATTTGCGCCCTAACTTACAGTCTACAACAATTACTTGTGAAGAAAAAGTATTGTGGAACGCTTTTGGTGGAACAATTGCCCTTGGTACAGCAAATGCTGCTTGGACTGATGGTACAAGCCCTACACCAGGTACTTTTACAGTAACTAATTCTAACAAACACCAATTACAAGCTTTTGGCTTAATTATTGTTTTTGATGATTTGGCCTATGCACTTGATAATTGCGCTTTAGACACAGCTACTATTGACTTCGGTATTGATGCTATTGCTGCTATTCAGTGGGCCGGAAAAGGTAGTTTGATTCGTCAGATCACTTTAGTTGCAAGCGCTCCTGCTTCTAATGTAGTTACCTTTACAGGTGCTGATGTTGGTGCTACAGGTGCAGAAGAAGCTAACGCTAAAAACACATCTGCTAAGTTTATTACAAATAAACTTACCGTGTTGCAAGTCAATAATGATATAAATGACTTTACCGGTACTGACTTTAATATCCCAATTACTGGCGGCTCAATTACCATGAGCAACAACTTAACATATCTAACACCTGCTAACTTAGGTGTTGTTAACCTTCCTATTACGTACTTTACAGGTACTCGTAGTATTACAGGTACTTTAACTGCTTATTTGCGTAGCGGCAACCTGTCTACAGGTGCATTGTTAAGCGGATTGTTAGCAAACGCTGCTAGCGAAATTAATCCAAGCTATGCGATTAATATTCAAATGGGCGGAACAAGCGGCACACACGTTGACGTAGGATTACCAGCAGCTATGTTGCAAATCCCAACAGTTAACACAGAACAAGTTATTAGTACTACACTGACTTTCACTGGACAAGGTTCAACAGGCACAGCCTTTGATATTGACCAATCCAATGAAGTTACTGTTAAGTATTACGCAACAGCTTAAGCTGTAACTTTAACAGCAGGTGCTGGGTTGATCTCCAGCACCTATTTTTAGACTCTAGAAAAATAATATCAAGGAAACTCATGGCACAAGAAATTAGCCTAAAATCATTACTAGTACCCAGCAAAACAATTGAAGTAGAATATCCAGGATTCTCTGGATTTAAACTACAAATAAACTTTATTAGTCGTGACAACTTAATTAACTTACGTAAAAAGTCTACTAAAACTACTTTTAAAGGTCGTCAGACCCAAGAAGATTTTAACGAAGACTTATTTTTAGAACTTTATGTAGACGCAGCTATTCGTGGCTGGTCAGGCTTAAAGTTTAAGTATGTTGATTTGTTAGCACCAGTAGATGTTAGTAAGTTTGATGCAGAAGACGAACTTGGCTATTCTAAAGAAAACGCCTTAATGTTAATTAAGAATTCTACTGATTTCGACAGTTTTGTTAGCGAAAGAGTTAATGACCTGGGAAACTTTGCAACGAGCAATTAACTGAGGTAAAAGAACAGTTAATTAGCTATATGCAAAACGGGGCTGTGGCAATGACCAAGGAGCAATACTTTGATATGTGCGACCAACTTGGTGCAGAACCCGTTGAAAGTCAGATACCAGTAGAATTTGATGATTTTGCTATGGAGGTCCAGCTTGCACTTAGTATTTACAGAATGCTAAGAGATGAGTGGGAATACATGAATGGAACCTATTTAGGAAAAAACTTAAATGGGATCTTTGAACTTTTTGATGTTTATGATATAGATCCTAGAGATAAAAAGTTCTACCTTGAATTAATTCACATGATTGATTCTACCAGAATTGATGAGATTAGAAACTCTAAACCAACAGAAAAACCCGCTACGTAAAACCTAGCGGGTTTTTTATTGGTAAAAATTTTTTGGTTTGACAAAAGAGTCCTATAATGTTATAATGATACCAAACAATTATTTAATTGTTACTTTAATAGCCTGGGAGCGTCTATGGCAGGAAATACAATACACGTTAATGTAGAAGTGAGCGACAAAGGTGGCTCAGCAAAGCAACGTATATCAGAGACAAAACAACTTAATGCAGAGTACAGTAAAGCAGCTGACCTAAGTCGTAAAGCTGCAGGAGTACGTTCTGGTTATCGTGGTGCAGGAGAAGGCACAGAATATAATCGCGGTCGTGGTGCAATGGGAGCTACTGGAGCAGGAGCCCGTGACTTTGCAAAAGAATCCCGCGGACTTGGCGGATTAGTACAAGTATACGCAACAGTTGCCGCTAACCTTTTTGCAGTTACAGCTGCTTTTGGTGCTTTAAAAGATGCAATGAATACTACTAACATGGTTAGTGGTATGAATCAACTTGGCGCAGTAAGCGGAGTAGCTTTAGGCAGTATGGCTCAAAAATTTGTAGAAGCTACTGACGGAGCAGTTAGTTTGCGTGAAGCAATGACCAGTGTAACTAAAGCTAGTTCTGCAGGATTAAGTAATAAACAGACTTTAGATATTGCCAAAGGGGCAAAGCAAGCAGCTCAAGCGCTTGGCATAGATATGTCCGATGCTGTAAGCCGTTTAACCCGCGGTATTACTAAGCTAGAGCCTGAGTTGTTAGACGAATTGGGTTTATATACTAAACTTGGTCCGGCTGCAGATAAATACGCACTAAGTTTAAACAAAACTGCTGCAAGCTTAACTGACTACGAACGTCGTCAGGGCTTTGCTGTTGCAGTATTAGATGAATTGCAGAAAAAGTTTGGAGATATTGAGTTAGCAGCAAATCCTTGGCAAAAGCTTGAAGCAAGTATTCATAATTTAGCAACTGCTGGATTAGAGTTAGTTAATAAAGTACTAGTGCCTATTGCTAATGTTTTAGCGAATAATAGTACCTTGTTAGGAGCCGTACTAGCAGGCTTAGCCTTTAAGTTGTTAAAGATGGCTGTGCCAGCTTTAGCTAGCTGGCGTGGTGAACTAGTAAAAACAGCTGCTGCTGCAAAGAAAAATGCCTCAGATATTACAGAAAGTTTTGCTAGTAAAAATGTCGAATCAACAATGGCAAAATTTAATTTGCCCGCACTGCAAAGTAACTTAGATTCTGCTAAAGATAGGTATGCTAAGGCAATTGCTGATATTTCGCAAATACAAAAAGATCAAAAGCTACGTGATACTAAAACTACAAAAAATATTGCTAGTGGCATATATGGTGACGATCCTAAGGATTTTTCACGTACTCAATCGCAAATAAATGAGCTAAACAACAAAGGCACTGTACAGGCTACAGCATATGCAGAAGCACTTAAGCGTGCAAAAGATGCAAAAAAAGAAGAACTAAACTTTACACGTCAAATTAGTAGCGCACAAAACCAAGCTGAAGATGCGTTTCAAAAATCCAATATGAGCGAAGAAGCGCGCCGTAGAATTAGTCGTGACGCTGGAGCAAGATCAGAAAGTCTGAGCGCGTTAGCAAACGTATCCGATAATACTACTAAAGGCGGTTTTAGATTTGGCCTGGCAGAACTTGAAAAAGACCTTAATAAAGCATCAAACTTAACAGGCTGGGATAAGTTAAAAACTAAGACAACAGGTTGGGCAATTGCTGCAGCTACTGAAACAGGTATCTTTATTCGTAGTCTTGGTAGATTAATGAATGTAATCGGAATGCTAGCGGTAGGAGTAGGAGTATTAGACTATATTTTTAGTAAGAACAGCGCTCAAGTAGCAGAATTTAGTTCACAAGTTGGCCAAAACACAGCTACTGTAGAAAATGCTATAAAAGTATGGACTAAGTATGGAGATACTCTATTATCAGCAGGTCAAATTGCTAAAGGTAATGCTTTAGGGCAGCTATCTGAAGATCTCGGAGGTTTAGCAGACAAATTAGAACGAGCAGACGCAACTGCTGGTTGGTTTGATAAATTTATGGATGGTTTTAAGACTGCTGTAGGCAAAGGCTTAAAAGCTGATTTTGCAAGTGGCGTAGCCGCTAACTTAGCACAACAATTAAAACTAATCCCACCAGGCCCGCTAAAAGCAGCTGCAGAAGAAAAGTTAAAAGAAGTACTACAAGTAGGAAACTTAAGTGAAGCTGCAATAAAAGAAGCTTTGGCAGCTACTGCAGATAAAGACGTAGTTGCCCGTGCAAAAGAAGCTGAAAAAGCATTAAGCTCATTAAGTTCAAAACAAAAACAAGTTGCCACCACTCTTAAAACAGTTCAAGAAGCAGTAAAAAACGCTGATGATAGATTCAAAGAATTAGGGCAATCTTTACAAGCAACTGACCCTGTATCTAAATTTGGACGAGAGCTGATAACATTAGGTATGGAAGTCAGTAAAACTTTTACTGATGCTAGAACAACAGTCGGAGCACTAGAAGAACTACTAAACAAAGAAAGAGTAGTAACTTTATTAGGCCCTGGGGCATTTGCAGAGTTAAGTAGTATTAAAGAAGTCTTACCTCAAATTAGTAACAATATTGATAGTTTTACCGCACAAATTGCTACAGCAACAGGAGAATTAGACAGACTTGCTAACATAGACTTACAAGGAGCAAGCCAGCAAACGCTTGCATCAATAGAAACAGAAAAAGCAAAGTTTAAGGACAGACTAGGTACTCTAACAATTATGTTAGATTCTAACAGGCTTAATTTTGAAGCACTGAATGTTCAGTTGAACAAAATTGTAGGCAGCGCAATAAGTAAAGGATATGCACTAGTTGAGCGTATGGCAAGTGCCGCACAAGCACAAGCTGCTTTAACAATTAGCAAAAATTTATTGGCAGGATTAAGTGGGCCTGGGATATCTAAAGCAATGGGCAGTCTTAATATAGAAGATATTAAGATTCAACAAGAACAAAATAGTATTATGACTACTTTAAATAATACAATGTTGCGCGCAAATGCTTTAAAAGAACGTGAATTAGCAGAAGCAGGTGTAAAAGACCTGCAAGAAAAAGCCAAAACAAGCCCGCTAACACAAGACGAGTTTACAAAACTTCAAAACCTGCAAGGAACTATAGCAGGTGTAGATATCGTTACAGCACGAATGGATAAGAATCAAGGCATATCGAAAAAAGAAATGTCTGGCATGACTGTTCAAGCACAAGCACAGGCTGTTGCTTATGCTACAAGTACTCAAGGTGCACGTGCAACAAATGCAGCGCTAGAGGCTAAAAAACGTATTGAAGAAAATAACATTGAACTTGGTAGGTTAAAAGAAATAAGAGATGAGCAGTTAAAACTAGAACAGTCCAATGGTCGCATGATCGACCTAAAGAAAAAACAACAGGATATTACTTTAAGCATATATGAATTTTTAAACGATTCACAGATGGCAGCTAAACAGCAACTAGAAATAGATAAAGAAAACAAAGACCAGCTTTTAGCAAAAAGAAATTTACAAGACGAAATTTATGGTATTGTAGATAGAATATCCATTGCTCAACTAGCTAACGATAAGAAAACAGCAGCAGCTTTAAGCACATTAGTGGCTTCAAAAACCCAACAATTAGAACTATTAGACGAACAACAAAATAAAGAAACTCAGATTTTAAGTATTCAGCAGGCTCAAGCAAAAATTGCTAATGAATATAAACGAATTAATGCCCTTGCACAAGACCGAATTAATTTAGAACAACTACAGCGAGACACTGAAATAGATAGTATTAATAATCAGATGGAACTATTAGGTGTACGAGCGCAAGTTCAAATGATGCATCCAGATGAAATAGCTGCACAAGAAAAATCTTTAAAGATGAACTTGTTGTTAAAACAATCCGAAAATGATAGAGCAAAAGCAAATGAAAGTTATGCAAGCACTTTTAGAAAAATTGCTGAAGATGAAAAAGTAGCTGTACTAGATGTAGAAACCTACGACAAAGAGTCGTTTGATAGAAGACGTACTAACGCAGATACTTTCTGGAACTGGGAACTTAGTCGTATTAATCAAAATAACGATGCAAAAAAGGCAAGTATTGATTTACAGTATCAACTGACTGATCGTATGAAAAGTTATGACCAAATATTCCAAAAAACATTTTCTAACATGGCTGATGCTATTATACAAATGGTAACTACTGGTAAAGCAAGTTTTAAAGACTTAATTAACAGTATGATTGCTGACTTAATTCGTTACGAACTACAACAACAAATGATGGCTTCATTTAAAGCAGTTGGCGGTTTAAGAGGTATAATCGATATGTTTACTATGAATACTGGTTCAATGACTGGTACAGGGCCATTAGCTTCTGCAAAAGGCAACGTATTTGACGCAGGTTTGGTGCAGTTTGCCAAAGGCGGAACATTTACTAACTCAGTTGTAGATTCTCCAACTATGTTTAAGTTTGCACAAGGTACAGGCTTAATGGGCGAAGCAGGACCCGAAGCCATTATGCCCCTAAAGCGTGATAACAAGGGTAACTTAGGAGTTCGCAGTGATAGTGGTGGTACTAAAGTTGATGTAGTTGTTAACAACTATTCATCTGAGAAAGCAACCACCACAGAAACAGTTGACTCTAAAGGCAATCGTAAGATCGAAGTTATTGTTGGAGATATGGTAGCCGATCAACTTTCAAGAACAGGCTCTAGTGCTCAACAAGCCCTTAGTGGTAGTTACGGACAGCGTCCCTCGATGGTAAGGAGATAAAAGATGGCAGTAATTCAATGGCCAATAACATTGCCGCAAGTGCCGCAAAAAGGTTTTCAGGAGACTGTGGGGGTTAATATCCTCCGCAGTCAAACTGATGCTGGCCCAGCAAAGCAACGTAGACGTGCAAGTCGTCCAAACGAAATGACTTTATCATTTATTATGACTACTGCAGAGTGCGAAATACTAGAAACATTTGTCAAAGATACCATCAAAGGCGTAAGTCGCTTTACATTTCCACATCCAAGAAAACTTGGCACTAACATAGACACTAGAATTATTCCTGGCAGTACTGGAGAGTTTTTTACGCTTCAGTACCTTGCACCAGGCTTTTGGACTACTAGTTTAAAATTGGAAGTAATGCCATGAGTCGTTTAACCAGATTGTCTCCACAAGCTATACGTGCAATGTATGGCTCGGAAACGGATCAAGCACTAATCATGCTTTTAACTGTTTATGACCCAGTTAATAATACAACAATTGTTGGGCGTATGGCAGATAGTTTTACTGGTAGATTACCTAGTTTAACAACTGATGAAGAAATAGTATATGGTGTAACAAGTCGTAGCAATGATTTTTATTTTTTACCAATGGAAATCACACTGCCAGGCGAACAAGAAACAGGTGCTGGTCAGTGTAGCATAACACTAAACTATGCTTCACCTGACCTTATTGCCGCTATCCGCACAACACTTACAAAACCCACAAAGATATTACTAGAATTAGTATTATCTGGCTCACCTGATACTGTTGAAGCTAGTTTCTCAGATTTTTATATTACCAGTGTAAATTACGATGCACAGAAAATTAGCTTAAGTTTAGATATGATTAGTCTAAGCAGAGAGCCGTTTCCTTGTTTTAACTTTACACCTGGTTACTTTCCAGGACTATTTTAATGAACTATGATAAATATATTGGCTTACCATACAAAGATAATGGTAGAGATATTGATGGAATAGATTGCTGGGGATTAGTTCGTCTTTATTATAAAGAAGAACTAAATATTGATCTACCAAGCTATGTTGACGAATATACCGGCCCTTATGACACTAACGTCACAAGGGCTATTAGTCTTTATAAGGACTCTTGGAATAAAACTACTACTCCTAGGGCAGGTGATGTAGTTTTATTTAATATTTATGGAGAACCTGCACACGTTGGCGTGTATGTAGGTAATAACAAATTTTTGCACTGCCGCGAAGGTCGCGACAGTGTGGTTGAATCGCTTGCTAATATCAAGTGGAACAAGCGTTTAGACGGCATTTACAAATACAGCGAGAATACTCAGATTGAGGTCATTGGTATGCCTCATCCGCTGAAAACAAACGTATACCGTGAATGGACAGTTGCTGGTACAACTGTTGAAGACTTCGCACTATTTGTACAAAACAAGTATACTTTGAGCCCACATTACGCAGATAAACTCGTAGTTGTTATAGACGGCATACCCATTGCCAAAGAAAACTGGGCAACTACTGTTGTGCAAGCAGGACAAACTATCGCATATCGTGCAGTGCCTCAAGGCCGTGATACGTTTAAAATGATACTTATTCTTGCTGTTGTTCTTATAGCACCAGAATTGGCAATGGGAGGCTTTAAAGGAGCAGTACCTAGTTTGGGACTTACAGCAGGTACTTGGCAAGCTACTGCAGCTACTATGGCTATCTCCATGGCAGGTATGGCACTAGTAAATGCTATTATGCCAGTGCGTATGCCTACAACTAATGATCCAGGTTCACCTAACGCATTAAACCTATTTTCAGGTACAAGCAATCAAGTAAACAAATTCGGACCAATTCCTGTTGTATTAGGAAAAGCCAGAATGACTGCAATGTTAGGTGCGTCGCCCTATATTGAAACACTAACTGATACAACGATTTTAAACTTATTGCTTGTTTGGGGTTTTGGACCCCTTTCAATTACTGACTTATGCGTTGGCGCAAATCGTATTGAAAATTTAAACGAAGGTTTAGCACTAACAATGCCTAAGCCTGCTATAATATATGGCCGCCCTGAAGAAGATCAAACAGCGTTTAACAGCCTTTACGGTTCTGATGTAGAGCAAGCGCCAGCAAAATCTGTTGAATTAGTTAACAATGCCACGGACGGTAATCCATGGCAGTCAATATTTTTTAATCAAGAATCTACCAGAGTTGATGTAGCGTTTACGTTCCCAGAAGGTATGCGTACTATTAATATTAAAGACGGAAAAGTTACTCCAGCTACTGCCGCTGTTGAAATTCAACTTGGTACTTATAACAGTACTACTAACGCTTGGACTTTTGAAAGTACTCCTACTTACTCAGTAGGTGCATACAACTCTAATCAACTTAAT